AATATGTTAAACTTATATAGATTTGGTGAGTATCATACAAATGATTATAGAAGACATTGGTCAGATGAAGACTACTACTCTACAATATCTATGCCTGGTTGTATGAGACTTGGCGGTACTCCTTTAGATCCTGCGATTGTTGGTACAATCAAGTTAGTAAAAGATTTTATTAGTAAATACAAAATACAAAAAATGAATACAATCTATTTAACTGACGGTTGTGGTCACTCAATGTATAATACTGTTACTACTAATGACAATGGCGAGTTAGAATTAGATTACAAAGAAGATCATTCAATGATTGTTATTAAAGATAAACAGACTAGAAAAAATTACAAGTATGAGAGTAGCAGATTTAACAGATCAACTAAAGTAATGTTTGATATGTTAAGAGAAAAAACTGGTACTAATGTGATTGGTTTCTATATCACTAACAGAAATCAAGCAAACTATTATGATATTGCTAACTTCTTACCTGAGAATGGTAATGGTTATGACGCTGTTGAGACAGTAAGAAAACAAACTAGAAAAGAAAAAGTTGGTACAATAGTTGGTAATGGTTATGATGAATTGTTTATCATACCAAGAAAAAATTTAAAGATTACTGATGGCGAAGCAGATATCAAACCTGAAATGACTGCTGCCAAAATGAAATCAGAATTTAGTAAAACACTTAAAACAAAGAAAATATCCAGAGTTTTATTAAATAAATTTGTTGAGAGGGTTGCCTAATGACAAACTGCGACAAGTTGTCTCACCTATTATTTGCTAAACCATTGAAATATAAAGGTTTTAATTTTAAAAATAATAGCGATTCCAGCTTGACTTTTATGTCAATCTGTGATAGGATATACAAATAATTATGAAAAACGAGAAAGGTTACATTATGAAACTAAGTGAAAAACAAAACAAGTTTGTTGATCTTGCTGTAAAAGAGTTTGGTACAGATACCATTACTAGAAAGCAAGTTCAGGAACTTGAAACTAAATTTAACTTAACTGGTAACAGTTGGTTAGTAAACTCAGGAGACTACAAAGTGGGTAGAGGTGTATATAAGTTACCAACTAACGGTGTAGTTAACCCTAGTAAAAATATTAAACAGAATTTACCTAAGACTAAGAAAGCAGTTGCTGAGACAGTTACTCTTAAAGAGACTGCTCAGAATACTGACAGTTTAGTACCTAACAAAGAGGGTACTTTTGTGTCTTTTGGTAATTACAAAGATATTAAGAATATTGTAAAATCTAAAATATTCTATCCTACATTTATCACAGGTCTTTCTGGTAACGGTAAGACTTTAGGTGTTACTCAGGCATGTGCTGAGTTAAAAAGAGAATTGATTAGAGTTAACATTACAGTTGAAACGGACGAAGACGATTTACTTGGTGGTTTCAGATTAGTTGACGGTGCTACAGTATGGCATGACGGTCCTGTTGTTGACGCTATGAAGCGTGGTGCTCTTCTTTTATTAGACGAGATTGACCTTGCTTCTAATAAGATTATGTGTTTACAACCAATCTTAGAAGGTAACGGTGTGTTCCTTAAAAAGATTGGTAAGTTTGTTGAACCTGCTGAAGGTTTCAATATAGTTGCTACTGCCAATACTAAAGGTAAAGGTAGTGAAGACGGAAGATTTATTGGTACTAATATTCTCAATGAAGCTTTCTTAGAAAGATTTCCTGTTACTTTTGAACAAGAGTATCCTCCTGTAAGAGTTGAACAGAAAATTTTAGACAATGTTATGTCTGCTTATAATTTAAAGGATCCTAAATTTACTGAGAACCTTGTTAAGTGGGCAGATGTTATTAGAAAAACCTTTTATGACGGTGGTGTTGATGAGATCATTGCTACTAGAAGATTGGTTCATATCATTAATGCTTTCGCAATCTTTAAGAACAAGTTAAAAGCGGTTCAAGTTTGTGTTAATAGATTTGATGATGATACTAAAAACAGTTTCTTAGATTTGTATTCTAAAGTTGACGCTGGTGTCAATATAGAAGACATATCTGGAAATGGGAATGATGTTGACCCAATAAACATGGAAGAGGAAACTCCAAGTGTTTAATAAAAACATTCATAATGTAGACCTCGTATCCGTGGGCAGTAATGCCCACGGTGTTTCAGGCGGGCATGGTATAGAAGTATTACGCCAGTTTACCAAACTGGAAATGCAGGAGCGTTACCTGCTGTCCGCTCCAAACACGGAGGCATTATGTCAATAACTGTAATAGTAAAAAATAACAATGTTGAAAAAGCGATTAGACAATTAAAGAAAAAGGTACTCAAAGAAGGATTGTTAAGAGAAATAAAACAAAGACAATACTATGAGAAACCGTCTCTTAAAAGGCAAAGAAAACAAAAAGAAAATATTAAGAGAGCGTTGAAAGCGAAAAAACTTAGAGAAAGGGAACTATAAGATGATAGACGCAATTACAAGTTTTATTACTGGTGACAGTAATGAAAAGACCAAAGCAAACAAAAAGAAAGGAAAAGTTGTTATGGGAAGAGCGAGAATAGCTAATAGCACAAAATTTCTTAACGCTATGTTAAGAGGTGCTAGTGTATCTTGGACGGATGCACAAAATAAATTTAACTTAGCAAGACCAAGAGCGGTCGTTGATAAGTTAAGAGAAGAAGGTTATTGTGTATACATTAACAAATCTTCAAAAGGTACTAGTTACAGAATTGGTACACCTTCAAAAGCGATTGTAGCCGCTGGCTTAATGGCGTTAGAAGGACAAGCATACGCATAAATAGTTTATCCAGGTAATTCGTAAATCCTGGGTAAGTCTTGCCTCTCGTAAATGCAAGACATGTGGTGTAATGGTGACTATATGTCAATTGTAATAAATTTTGCTAGTTTTAAAAAAAACACCAAAACTAGCACTTGTATTATAGAAAATAATACATATATAAATAATAATGATACGCCATTATGGGTATCGTTTAAGTTAACTTGCTAACAAAGGAGTAAACTATGACAAGAAACTTATCTATTTGGAACGATCTAAGACCATTTACAATAGGGTTTGATGATTTGTTCTCACAGTTTGACCATTATGTAGATAATAGATCAAACACATTTCCACCATACAATATCGTAAAAGGCAAAGACGATCTCAATTGGACAATTGAAATGGCACTTGCTGGTTACAATAAAAAAGATATTGAGGTGAAATACGCTGACAATACTATCACAATCAAGTCAACTCATAAAGATGAGGACGACAAAGATACTATTCATAGAGGCATTGCTAAAAGACACTTTACAAGAACATTCACAACTGCTGATGATGTAGAGGTTAGAGGTGCTGAAATGGCAGATGGTATGTTATCAATTGCATTGGAAAAAATTGTCCCAGAGGCAAAGAAACCAAGAACGATTGACATTAGCTAAAAATAGATAGGGCGCTGAAAGGCGCCCTACATATATAATATATTATGATAACAGATTTATTTAAAATACCTCTCTACGATACCAAACTAGACTTAGACCTAAACGCAATCAAATCATTTGTAGAAAAACAAGATACAGTAAGTTTTGAACACGACAATGGCGGTCAACAAACACAGGACTTAGATGTACAAAGAGATACAGAATTGTATCCTCTTTTTAGTGCCATAGAAGAACATGGTAACATCTTTGCTAAAAATTTAGAATTAGATCACAACGAATACAAGATAGACACAATATGGATTAATGTAAATAGTTATAAAGACTTTAATGGCAATCATATACACCCACAGATACCAAAAGGCATAAGTGGTAGTTTTTATGTAAGTGCGCCAAGTGGTGATGTAGTATTTGAACACCCTTCAACTCAGTTAATACAATCAGAATGGAAAGGTGTTATCAACCACAATAGATATAACTCAGCAGTATGGCATATACCACCTGAACCTAATCAACTACTAATGTTTCCAAATTGGTTGCCACATTATGTAACGGCAAATATGTCTAATGATGTTTTAAGAATATCAATATCATTTAATTTGAAACCAAATAGAGCTTGACTTTTTTTATGAAACGTGATATAATACTAAATTATGAATTACAAATTTAAAGAAAATATTATCTTAGATGATGTGAAGAAATATATTGACACCACATATGGTGGTCATTATGCACAAAGTCAAAGACAATCAACAGAAAATATTATCGACCAAGGACACGGTGATGGTTTCTGTATGGGTAATATTATGAAATATACCCAAAGATATGGCAAAAAAGATGGCAAGAATAAGAAGGATCTTATGAAAGTTATACATTATGCCATAATACAATTGTCCCAAGATCATTACATTGAACCTGAGTTAGGTTCTGTAATGTCTGAAAAACTAAACAACCCTAATGATTAAGGAGAATATATAATGCAATTAAGTGAAAGTACAAAAGAGATTTTGAAAAACTTTTCTGAGATTAATCCTAATTTAAAGATTACTCCAGGCAAAGAGATCAAAACAATCTCTACAATGAAAAACATTCTTGCTACTGCTACTGTAGCGGAAGAGTTTCCACAAGATATCGCAATCTATGACTTGAATGAGTTTCTAGGTGTGATGTCTTTGTTTAGTAAACCAAAGTTTGCATTTGACGATAAGTCAATGACAATGCAAGAAGAAGGTACATCAACAAAGTCAAAATATTATTTTGCTGATGCCTCTATTCTAACTGTGCCACAAAAAGATGTAAAAATGCCTGAAGCAGAGGTATCGTTTACACTTACTGAAACAGATTTAACTAAAGTTAAGAAAGCAGCTGCAATGTTACAACTGCCTGATGTTTCTATATCAAGTAAAGGTGGCGATATCATGTTATCAGCGATTGATAAAAAGAATGATACTGCTAACAACTTTAGTATTAAAGTAGGCACAACTGATAAAACATTTGAGTTTCATTTCAAAACAGAACATTTAAAAATGTTGCCTGGTGACTATAATGTTAA